AACAGGCCATCAGGACACACGGCACGAGGTAGCTACCGTCGTCGTAGGTATGTGAAACTGTGGTGCTGGTTACTTTCGCAATGGTCTTGCTGCGAACAATGTCATCGCCCTGCGGCTTGGCAGTGCCGTCACCGGCTGACATCAGCAAGTCGCCTCGTGCTACTGTCGTGCCTTGTGCAATGCGGATGACCATATCGCCGGTCATTGCGACGTTCATGTCGTTAAAGTCGTCATCTTCATCCCAGTTGACGAACACACCGGCCACGTTTGCGTCACCCTCAACAGACGACACGGCCATACAGTTAAGCTGCTCGTTGTCTTCAGTGTATGCTGCTGTTCTGACATCCCCGACAGACACACCTTCCGGCAAATCATCGTCCGCCGTCCAAAGCACCTCGTCGTGTGACCACACCGCCATCTGGTCGAGGTTAGTCATCACAGTGCCTTTGACTAAACCGTCGATGCGGTTGCCGTCAGCAGCTTGCGACCAGCGAGAGAGGTGGCCACCGTTATATGAAACGGTGCTACCGGATACCGAAATTGTGCCTTCCTGTGTGCCAGCTTGGTGCAGAGAAACCAAAGTCCCATCATCAGACAGGCGGTTGATATAAAACGGTATTCCAGTACTCTTTACGACGTTCACCTCGCCATCTGGATAAAGGTGCGTTCCGGCTTGGGAAAAAACCTTTGATGTCTTGCCGTGCAGGAAATGGCCGTCGCCTGTGAGGCGCATACGTTCTGTAGTGCCATAACCAAACGTAATAGCTTGGTCTCGCAAGCCAACATAACCTTGCTCAGTAGCATCTACTTTTCTTTGGAACCTTATTTCACTCTCACTGTGAGATGTTCCAGTTGTATGCCGATAATTGTGGAAACGATACGAGGTGGTGTTACTTACATCTGGGTTTTGAACTCTGAATAAGTCCTCGCTGTCACCAGCAGTGCCACCTAATTGTGACCCGACAATACTGAGATTATCTGATGGCGAACTCGTCCCGATACCCCAATTCTGTGTGCCAATGACGCCCACCGTAGTGCCGTCTTTAGACAGCCTTACAATTTCACCGTGATTATCTATACGGTTAAAATCAGCAGCAAAATCTTGATACACACCATTGAGGATTCGGCCATCTGAACGAATGGCCGCACCAGCATCGCCTGACGCTGTGCCATTGTTAGGGTCAGTGCCAGTAGTATTTACCAGCACGTTTTCACTGCTATCAATCGTTATGGCGGTGGCATTAGCGTTGTCGTCAATGCCTTGAGATGTAAACGCGCCGTTTACGGTTGCGTTGTTGGTAAATGTGACATTCCCAGTAAAGGTGCCGCCAGCAGACGCAGATACCATGTCAGCCGTGGTAAAACTCTTGAACGCATAGATGTTCACAAGGTCATTGGCAGCAGCACCAGAGGCCAGCACAACGCTGGTGCCATTGGTGGCTGTGAAGTCGGATGGGTCGAGGACAACGCCGTTCATCACGACTTGCAGATTGTCTACCGTGTAGGACAGGGTGGCGCTGTTGTCATCAGAGCCGGAGAAAGTGGTCTGCCCTGCTGTCGCCGTGTACTCGTACAAGATCAGGCTGACATTGCCAGCAGATGTGGCGGCGATCCAGTTGGCTCCATCGTACACCCGCATCTCGTTGGCGGTGTTATTGAAGTAGAGCATACCAGCAGCCAAGGCGTTCCCGTCTGGGTCAGTGCTTGGGTTGCTGCTTAGACTGCCGTGGTAGCGATCATCAAAGCTGTCAAAACTAGATGCCGCAGAAGATGCGCTTGCCGCCGCAGCAGTCTGTGATGCAGCCGCAGCCGTGGCAGACGATGCCGCCGCTGTCGCAGAGCTGGCCGCATTGGTCGCAGATGTCGAGGCCTCTCCCGCCTTTGTCGTTGCTGTCCCAGCACTTGTGCTGGCCGAGCTGGCACTTGATGCCGCTGCAGTCTGACTAGACGCCGCTTCCGATGCCTTCGTGGTGGCGGTCGAGGCGCTGGTCGATGCCTCGGATGCCTTGGTCGTCGCCGTTGAGGCTGAAGACGAGGCAGAGGTTGCCGATGCAGCGGCAGCCGTCTGGCTTGCCGCACTAGCAGTCTCTGACGCGGCACTGGCAGTTTCTGATGCAGCACTAGCAGTCTCGGATGCGGCGGCAGCGGTCTCAGATGCGGCGGCTGCCGTGGCGCTGGCCGCGCTTGCTGCGGCTGATGTCGCCGCCTCTGCGGCCTTGGTCGTCGCTGTAGACGCGCTGGTACTCGCAGAGCTGGCGCTGGACGCGGCGGCTGTCTGCGCGCTCGTCGCAGTAGCAGCATCGACAATCAGATCATACTTGGCGCTGTTGGCGTTAGTCGTCAGCGGCTGCGCGCCCGAGCTGGTGTGCGCTGTGTTGACGATAAAGATGTTGTTGGTACTGGTGTCCTTGACCAGGTCGCGCTGATTGTAGTCAGTGCTGGCTGCCCAGTTGCCTCGGAACGTGCCGATCTCCTGGGTGACAGCCAGGTCACCAGAGCTGTCGAAAGCAAAGATCTTATTGGCACGATCTGTGGCGCTGATCGTAAATTCTGTCGAGGTGATAGTGTTGGTCACCGAGGCTTTGATCGAACGATCGACCTCTTCTTGCAGCTCCTGAGTGATGAAGGTCAGACGGTCCAGGGCGTCTTCGTGGCTTTCAGCTGGGAAAGGATCATTGGCAACGTAGTCGGTGCCTTGTGTCTTTGTGAGCTGGCGAGCGATCACGACGGTCTCGCCATTGGCCGGCGTGTTGCCGCTGGTAAAGGTCACATTGCCACCAGATGCAGATCCAGCGCCCGAGACGGTGTAGTGCGTGGTCAGCGTCTTTGTCGTCTCAGTGCCGTCTGCGGCTCGGATGATGACCGTCAGATCCGCGTCAGCAAAGATCTTGAAGTTATAGGCGAAGACGGTCGTGCTGCCATTAGCACTAAAGCTGACCTTGTTGCTGGTGGTGGATACTGTCATTGCATCATATCCCTGATGTTGGCGTTCTTCTGCTGCATGAGCTGGATGTAGTCCTCGGATGCGCTTTCGATCTCAGGCCCAAAGGTCGGATCTTCAAACAGATCCTTGCGAGCCTGTTGCCTGGCAGCCGTCACTGCGCTCTGCAGCATGTCGATACAGAGCTCTCGAGCTTCCTGGGCGTTGGTGCTTGGCGTCAGTGTCTTGTCGGCAACCTGGACATCCATCAGCGTTGTCGGCTGGCTGACCTCGTCATTCCAGATCTTGAATAGACGCTGGAAGTTATCGCTCTCGACCACTTGCTCGATGTACTCGAGCGACCTGGCGCCGGCGTAGATATGAAACTGCTCGATCTCCTTGGGCTTGAGGCCGACCTTGATGCCGTTCTGTGAATAGACATCTGGGTGCTTGCCAGGACCCCAGCGCAGCGCGATGAACATCTGATCGAGATCGAAGGCTCGTTGAGCTGCGTTCTCGCCCTCGGCCGCAGGGTTGGGCCCGATGGTGCTTGTGTAGATTGGGCTCAGCATGTCCGGCCCCAGGGCCGGTGACAGCATGACCTTTTGGCCCCAGAAGTTGCGCTTCGCCGGCAGCGTGTTGCTAAGCCAGGGCACCTGGCTCTTGAGCTGATCGATGACAGACCTGGCTTCACGCACCAGCGGGTCTTGCATCTTCTCTGTTTGCGCCACCAGCCGTGGCACTAGCGAGCGCACAAAACTATCAACCGTGCCATTTGCATATCGACCAGGATCGTTGACGGTTGAGACCAGATTCGAGAAACCCTGCAGAAATGTTTTGTTTGTCATGTTGTAAGAAATGGCTCCGGTCGCCGCCATAAGCGCGCGGTCCCAGCTGGCGCCATCCAGGCTCGAGCTCATGCCGAGCTCAGCTGCGTCAGCTGCAAGGCCGAGCACAGATGAAAACGGCTCAGCTCCTGCATAGCTCACATATTGGTCACCGACTCGGATCGAGTAAGGCTGCCAGCCAGTGCGGCGCAGAGCGGCCTTGAGCTCGGGGTCAGCTGGTCCGGCGCCGGTAATCTGACCGTTTGCCGCCATCATGCCGACTGTCATCATTGTCATGCTGCCGACATAGATCCTGGTGCGCGCCATATCAGCTGCAGCCTTGTCAGCTGGTGACGCGCCAGGAGCCTTGCCGCGCGCGATTGCTCTTGCGGCCTCGCCGTAAGCAAAGCCGATAGGTGAGCGCTCGACCATCGCGTATTTAGCTGCGTTGTATGGCGTCTTAAAAAAGGGCAGAAAATATCTGACCATTGGGATCTTGCGGACCCCGTTCAATGATTTGCCTGCTGCATCCAGGTCAGTTTGCAAGGTGACATATTTAGCGTGAGCGTCAGCCTCTTTCAGAGCTGATGCCGGCGGGTCATAGACAAACTCCGCGATCCTCGAGCTCAGCGCATCACCTGTCAGGCCCTCGCCCCTGGCTGTGCGATAGGCTTGCTGGTATAGGCTCATTCGCTGCGCGACCACCTTGAAGAAGGTGTCCTCGAACTCAAGCATCTTTGTGGGAACCCGTTTGAGGGTGAACACGTTGCCCAGGAAATCAGCCGTGACTCCAAGCGGACCCTGCGCCTCGAAGCCTTCCGCTGAGAAAGCTCTGACCGGCCGCTTCCCGCGCTGACCGTCTATCTTCGATCCCAGGATAGGCGCTTCTCCGGTCTTGAAAGCCTTGCCGGATGCCGACCAGGCATCCTGCATGGCCATCATGGCGCCAAACAGCTGGGCCTGGACCTCGCCAAAATAGACGCCGCCCTCGCCGCCCATAGCGCGCCTGGCGGTGCCTACGGTGGCAGCCATGCCTGTCTCGGCGACATGCGCGCCCATAATTAGGATGTTGCCGACGTTGTTTTTGATATGCGTGATGGGATTGCTGAGAAGGATGTTGATCCAGGCCTCGTAAAACGCATCAGTGAATTTTTTGAACTTGCTGCCGGCCCTGGTAATCGCAGCACGATCTGCAACCGATCCAGCCTCAAGATAGGCTCTGGCCATAAGGCGGACATCCTCAGCCCCGCCATACTCCTCGAGCAGCGTCGTGATGTCAGCCGACCTGGTCTCTGCAGCAGCGCCAGCCTGGCCACCCCTGGCCGGAATCCGAAACTGACCAAGCGCCCTGGCAATCTCAGTCTGGGCTCCTTTGATCTGCAGCTGCAGCTGGGTGACCAGCTCGAGCTGCTCGCGGAAGCGCAGAGCGTCCTCGTCTGTGCCGGTCTCTGCTTTCTTGGCCAGCTCGTCCAGGTATTTGATCTCTGTGACGAGCAGATCCCTCGATGCCAGCATCGCCTCAGCCATGCCTACTGGTTGGCCATTTGGGCCAGTGAGGCTTATTGCCTGACCGGGCTTGCGCCCCAGGATGGCTTTCGAGAGCTTGTTGGCGTCCATCCCCAGGATGTCAGCCATCTGCCTGGTGGCCTCGGTGGTGATCTCGCCGCGCTTGGCCTCATTGATCTGGCCTGAGTAAGTCGAGCTGATCGCCTGGATGGTGCTAAGCACCCGGCCCTCGTCAGGGATTTTCTCATCGCCCCTGGATCCGACAGCTCGGAAATCATCCAGCATCCCGTCAGGCTGGATCTCAACCTCACGGTCCACGCCCTCGATGACCATGCCGGCGCGCTCTTCATCTGCCAGCTTGGGCTTGTCGAATCTAAGGTTGGGCATCTCGCCCTCGGCCCTGAGATTAGGCAGGACGCTGCCCCGCTCATACGGCGCATAGACGCCGTCCTCGAAGGTCAGCTGCTCGCCCTCGACATCCGTGCGGCCGGTGGTGTCCAGGTTGCCCCGGTTGGCCGCCATGTCATCGACCTTCTTTGCGGCATCGCCAAACGTGCCGCTGAAATCGAAACCGATAAGTCGCGCCAGGTTCTTGCTGATAGGCCCAGACATAGCCAGCTGGATCTCGTCCTGCTCGACCGTTTTGATAGGGGCTATGAGATCGAACTCACTGTCGGGGTCTTGGCTAAAATCAAAAGCGCTGGGATCAGGTTGCGTGAGCTCGGCGCCTGTTAGCGGCTCAAGGAGCCCACCCGCCAAGCCGACCTGATTCGCCAGCGCTTCTGGAGCGTTGGGATCAATCGACATTTTATCTGTTAATCCTACCTTTTAGAGGCGTTGATTACAAGCCAGGGACCGTCAGGTTGATCTGGTCGTAGATGGGCTGCCATATCGCTGCACCAGCTGTCAGGGCTTGAGCTGCTATGGCGTCACTCTGCTTGAGCAGATCCTGATATTTATCCTGCTGTTTCGGATCTTTTTCGATCTCACGGGCTTGCGTGTAAATCTTGTGCATGTCGTCCTTAGCTGCAGCAATTTCCTGTGAGTAAATCTGCAGCTCGCCGGTTTTGCCGTTTGGCAGCTTGACCATCACCTTGCGGTCGAAGTAACCGCCAGGCTTGGCATCCCATCCTTCATCGACAATCTCAAAATTATCGGCCAGCTTATCGACCAGTGCCTGGGCCTCGTCAGGACGATCAACAGCGATGCCGGCGCGCACGATGTCGCTCAGCTGCTCAGGCGATTTGTAGCCCTTGCGCTTGACCTTTTTCTTGGCTGTTACGGGATCCTTGAGCCCTGGATCGACAACCTTGGGCTGGTTCTCCGGTATGATTGCAGCTTCGCCCGTCTCTATGGGCCGCTCTGAAAACTCTTTGAGGAAACCAACGAGGTCAGCCTGGGCCTCATCTGCGCCGTCATAGATCTTGGTCATCAGCTGATTTGTCGGCAGCTTGTCAGCCAGGAACTGTGCGCCCTTGACGACAGATCCGCCCAGCAGCGCACTTGTGCCAGCTGCAACGGCGGTCTGTGTGAAGTCGAGCTCGCCCTGCTGGCCAGCTCCAATCTTCACATTCTGGCGCATGACATCATCAGCAGCGCCATACGCGGCGGCCTCAAGCGAGGCTGCCGTGCCAGCGCTTCGCTTGAGGACCTCTTTGAGCCCGGCCTTGGTTGCAGTCTTTACGCCTGTACGGCCGGCAACCCCGATGCCAAAAGTACCGAGTCCCAGGTATGTGGATGGGTCTGTCAGCACCCCTGTCCAAAAGCGACGGGTGCCGGACCAGCTGATCTGCTTTTGATCGTAGAGCTCCATCAGCTCGAACAGGGCAAAGCGCTCCATGCCGCCCTCTTCCATCTGGCTGGCCTTATAGCTAATGGTGCCCATCTGCGGGAGGTTGTAGTTAAACCAGCCCATGAACTCCATGCCCCACTTTGCGTAATCTTCGCGGGTCTTGGGCGGCTCCTGGCCGATCATCATGCCATACTGGCGATCAGCTTTGCCCTCTCCACCGAAGGCATCGAAGACAACCTTGGAGGCCGCCTGGAACTGTGGGTCAGCAATCAGCTCGTCCTCGGTCGGCCCTGATGGTCTGCCAGGATCTGTGATGTCGTTGTCGTAGACATAGTCCACGTCAATCGGCATCTCGCTATTCATAAAGTGCATCTGCTCGAACAGAGACTTGCCGCGCTGCGAATGACGGGCAGCGACGAAGCGCTCGATGGGATCGTTCTCCTGCATCAGCCTCGCTCCTCTATACGTTTCAAGCGATCCTGGGTTGTGCCGCCGCCTCCTCCTCCGAGGAGCTTTTCAAGGAGGCTTTGATTGTTGTCTGTCTCGTTAGGGCCGCCCTCGCCGATTTCTGCGTTACTATCGACACTTGGCTCCAATGCTCGAGCCCGATCGCGGACAGATTGCTGGATCAGCAGCAGCGTCTCGAGCTCAAGAGCTTTTTGCAGCGGCGTGAGTTTTGTTGACTCGATGACGAGTGTGCCAGCTGCCTGCAGATCACCTTCCGACCAGGTGTTGAATTTTGTCAGCCTGTTTGCTTCGCCAGGGTTTCTTTCCGCAATCAGATCCAGGACCGTTGAGCTTGGCGCCAGGAAGGTCAGCGATTGCGTCTTCGCATCGTTGAACATCCGCATGACCATGTTGAACGCTTCTTTCGGCTCAAGCGGATCCTCTCGGCCGGTGTCATGGACAAGCTGGTGATAGGTGTCGATGGCATCAGCTCGCAGCTGCCCCATGAACTGAGGATCGAACTGGCTGCCGAAGCTCACGTCGCTGTCACCTATGGCGCTCCGCAGCAGCTTGTTGACCCGCTTGATCTCCATAGCGCGCGGGGTCTTATCCATCAGACCGTTGCTGTAGGCGTTGAGGCTCAGGAAGTCCTGCAGTTGGATATCGCCGTTGGGCCCGATATGCGTCAGCGCGTCAGCCATCAGCTGATCGATGTCTTCCTGATCCTCAGCCTGATCCAGCCTTGCGTAAAAGCCGGCCAGCGTGACTGTGTTTGTGGCAGCCGCGTCTTGGCCCAGGATAGCTTTCTCGAGCGCCGTCACCTGGGTATCGGTCAGGGTCCGCTTGCCCTGGTGCTCGATGACATCAAGCATGGTCGGCATCTCTGCGCCCTCGACGCCTTCACGGGATTGGCGTACCTGGGTCATCAGCTGGGCGAAGTTGTTGTCCTGTGTCTTCTTGAGCTCTCGAGCTGCTTCCGCGTCAGCCTTGGTGGCTTCTGCGTTGGCTGCGCGGCGCAACGTAACCGCCAGGGTGTTGGTGCGGTTGATGAGCTGCTCGCGCTTCTCGGGCTTCATGTTTGGAAACTGCTTTGGATCCTGCAGCGTAATCAGAAAACTCTCAGCGTCTTCTGCTGAGCGCCGGATAGCCACGCCGTTGAGGATACTTTGTGCGCCCAGGAAGTCGATGCGCTGCTCTGCGGTCTGCCTCCTTGAAGCAATGTCTGTCGCCTTGATATAGCCAGCGTCAGCCATCTCCTCGAAAATGCCGGCAACCTGGGAGCCGTCAGCTGCTGTGCCGCCAAAAAGCTCGACCCTTGCCTTGTGAGCGTCAGCTCGGCCACCCGTTGCGATAGTGTTGACCTTGTCATCAATGGCTGTATCAAAGCTCGCCATTTTCTGATCGATGCCGCGAAGGCGCGCATCTTTGAAGATGGTGACGCTCTTGGTAAGCGTGGTTGCGGCTGCGCTGCTTCTGAAGCGGCGCTGCACGACAGGGTCCTTGATGCCGCTGGTGATGGTTGCGATGGCAGCCGTCGTCTCTTGCTCATAAAGCGTTGGGACATCCGCTGGGTTTGTGTTTAGCAGCTTGATCTCTGTATTGCGAAGGCTCTTAGCCAGCTGATTTTCTGCATCTTTGAGCTGACCGGCGCGCTCTGCTTTCAGCGACTGTTCGTACCAGGTCTGACCGACCTTGGCTGCAGTCTGACCAAAATTTGCCAGCGCCTGGCTTTCGGCAGCCAGGGCGCCTGGGTTGGCTCTGACGTTCAGCTGACGTGCAGAGACCTCGGTGGTCCGCTTGCCCTGCGATTGATAGGTTGGAACCCTCATGCCGTTGCCCTGATATAACCGACGTTAGACGCACCGGCCAGGAGGCTGCTGCCGGCGTTGATGACCCCAGCCCGGCGAGCTGCCCGGCCATACATCTGATTCAGCTGAGATGACATCCTGGACTGAACAGCGCTCTCTCGAGCCTGAGCAGCCCCGATGCTGGCGTTGTAGTCAGCTATGGCCAGCTCCTCCTCAGCCTCGGTCGCGTTTGCCAGGGCAACCTTGAGCGGGGTGCCGGTGTCAGCCATCCAGCCGTTATATCGGTTGGCCTGGGCGGTAGCATCCTGCAGCCGCTGGAAGTCGTTGCGGAACTTGATCGCCTCGAGATCTGCTGCCAGCTGGATCTGCTCAGCTTGCTGGTCGGCAGCCTTGGCGTTGCGCTCATCGATCTGGCTGTTGAAGTTGTAAGCAGCTTGCTGTGTTTTGCCGGCCTGATATTGACCATAAGCCTGGACGGCGCTGCCAGCAGCAGCTGCGAAGATTGCTGTTTCAATGCCCATCTGGGAACCACGCTACCCTGTAATAATCTGCACCCTCGGGGCCATAGCGGCGCATCAGCCCCTCATTCTTGAAGCCAAAGAACTCTGCGAACCGTAGAGCTCTCGGCCAATCTGCCCTGCAAACCCCCTGGATGCGCCACAGGTCATTCTCCAGGGCACAGCGGCGCATGGCGCCCCTGCAATATTCGATGACCTTCCTGGGCTTTCTGTGGATCTCCTGGCTGCCGATGAACCAGACCTCCCCAGTGCCAGGCCACATATCCACAATGCCTGTGCAAAACAGAACCTCGCCCTGGTCGATAGCCGTGTAGGCCCAGCCAGGCTGCTCGAGGCGGTGAGCATATTGCATCATATAGCCCAGGCGCTCAGCGCCAGCGTTGAGCTCGCCTTCCATCAGCTGCTCGAGGTGAGCTGCCTCGTAATCGATAGCGTTCATTGATCGAATGTTATGAGACGCGGCATGATCGAAAGGATCGTCATGGGCATCGCCTGGGACTGCCTCACAACGATGAAGCCGTCAGTGTCGAAGCCTCCTCGGAACTCGACCTCCTTGTCGCCCGTGAACAGCGCCAGGGCAGAGTCCATCGCATCAGCTGAGGATCTGAACGGTATCCGGTCGAGCTCGCTGGTCGAGCTGCCCACCTCCACGCCCACTGTGCGGAACAGTCTGAGCGTAACCTCATGGATGCGCTTGGTCTTTGCCTGGGACGTGCCTTCTGTGCCGCCGGCATCGATCCGCATGGTCTGCAGTGTCGAGGTGTAACCGAGGCCGATGTGGACGTTGGTTGCAGAAAAGTCGAGCGTGATCGATCCGCTGCTCACCACCTTGTCGGGGTGGGTGGCGCCATTTGCCACGATGCGAACTGTCTGCCCCTCCAGGTGATCCAGGCCGCTGATCGTCGTTGCAGCTGACCCGCTGTAGGTCAGCCCCGAGTCAACAAAGTAGGCGTCAAGGATATTGTCTCCGAAATCAAAGAAATTAAAATATTCAATATATCTCTTAGTCGCTCCACCGATGGTCCTCTTCACGATCAGATAGGTTTGATCTTCATCCAGGGCGCCAGGTATCGTCGCAACGCTTTCGACGTGAGCGAAGCTGTCAGATCCAAAGCTGCCGCCGATCAGGTGCTCATGCCAGGCGATCACGTTCTCTTCGCGCCTGTAGGTCATGCCGACGAACTTGCCGTTCTCCAGGACGCACCAGACGACGTTGTCCGGCTCCTGCTGCAGCGCCATTGCCTTGATGCCGCTGGTCGTTATGTGTTCGGCCAGGAGCGTCATGTCCGGCGCCTGATAGCTGTCTGTGTTCAGGTCGAACACCAGCTCGCGCAGCTTGCGCCTGGCGCGCTGTACGAACAACGTGACGTTGGCCACCTGGACAGGCTGGATGTTGGCCGAGCCATAAGTCGCCTGGCGCTTGACCACCGCGTTAGTCGGGCTGAGCGGGGCATCCTCGGAGCTCGTAACCACGAACTCGCCGCCTGACGTGCCGACCAGGAGCACCCTGCCGGCCTGGAGATAGCGGATGACGTTGACCTGGTTAGATCCCAGGGTGTAGGTCAGCGCGTCAGCTGGGCCGACGCCATCTGTGAAATCCTCGAAGCTGCCACCCACCGAGAAAAATATTGTCTGCGGCTGCTCGGTTGTCGAAGCGAAAACAAGGCGCTGCTCATAGAAGGTCACTGCAGCTGGGTAGCCGGTCGTCGCAGAAAAAGCGCCCAGGGCAAAACTGCTGTCTGCCACCAGGTCGCCTGAGATCGTCACGCTCGAGCCAGCTGCCTCGTCTGTCAGATCCGCGCTGGGCGAAAGCAGCATCGTGTCCTGGGTGATCTGGACGATGATGGCGCCGCTTTCGTTGTTGTTGCTAGTGCCGGCTCCCGAGACCGAGATCTTCATGCCAACAGCAAAGCCCTGGGTCAGGAAGTTGCCGGCACTGTCCTGGATCCGGTCATTGTGCTCGAGCCCGGTCGCAGACGGGTCACCCTCATGGAAGCTCAGCGTCGTCGCCGTGTAACTTGGCGCCAGCTCAGCGCGGCCGTCAGCTGTCTCCTGGACGGCAGCGGTGACAGATGTCGCCGAGCTGAAACTGGCAACCTTGGCAAAGCCGTGGTGCAGCTTGACCAGGCGCCCGACATCTGTGCTGGCAAAGGTGCTGGCGCTTGCGGTGATCGTCACCGTGCCGGTCCTGCCGTTGGCGGTCAGCGTTGTGCTGGTCAGGTTGGCGTCCTGGAACGGGCCACGCTGGAAGTCCACAGCCGTGATCGTCCAGGCTGTGTGGCTTGTGCGCGTGATCTTCCTGGGCGCATGGTTGGGGTGGACGATATACATCACGTCCGCGGATTGCGTGAACTTGATGTCGGCGAGCTCGGTGTGGAGATAGGGCGTCGTCACCTCGACCGGGCTGCCACTCGATACAACCGTGCCGCCATCCTTGTGGATTCTAAAATATTGATCGCCGAACTCCAGGATATAGGCTTGCTCGACATTGAACTCGAAGGGGATCAGCCGGACGTTGTGTGCGCTGTTCTTGACCTCGCGGACGAAGATCGTGCCAGGCCGCCGGCTTGCGCCGCCATGCGGGTGGACGACAAAATTCTCAAGCGTCTTGCAGCCGTTGAAATATTTCTGGATGTCTGTGCGCCCGTCCAGGCGGGGGCTCAGCTCACCGGCTGTGAAGTTGCTAAAGCTAGGAGATGCCTTGGCCATCAGAGCCTCGAATTGATGAAGGTATCAGCCGAGAAGTTTTGCGAGATGCTGGTGTCCGAGGTGTTGATCTGGTTGTCCTCGGTCGCATCCACGAAGCGAGCCTCCTTGAGTTTCTCCTGGTAGAACACATTCATATTCGCGCCCAGGGTGGCGCTGCCGACCAGGGGATAGGCCAGGTCAGCTGCCAGGGCGGCTGCTATGGTCTCGATCAGCAGCGTGTCGTAAGCGTTGGGATCTGTGATCCGGCCGACATACTTGAGCTTGATCGTGCTCTCGTCTGTCAGGATCTTGCGGCCCTCGACGCGGAAGATGATGTCGGGATCATCGAGGCTGAGGACCCGCAGACAGAATGGATCTGTCGGCAATGAAAACTGTTTTGCGAACTCGAAAGCCGGCGTGGCTGTATCTGGCGCCAGCTCTACTCGCTGGATCAGGCTGTTCCAGGGGTGAGCTCGAAACACATAGTCGCGGATAAAGTCATAACGCTGGTTGCAGATCCGCGCAGCCTTGCTGTCCTCAGTCAGGCTGATGATGTTCGACGCACCGATCTGGTTCAGCGCTGAGTTACAGATATCGACGACTGATGCCATTCCAAGCCCCTATGAAAGAAGGGGGCAGCCTGAGCTGCCCCCTCGTCGTTAGCTGATGACGTAGAGCATCGTCACGGCGATGGAGCCGGTGCCAGCGGCGCCGCCCATAGTGACCGTGACGGTCTTGCCATTCTCGTCAGCATCGACCTCTTCGCCATTCAGCAGCGCGAGCGTGGCAGCAATGTCCACGATCTGTGCCGATGTCGAAGCGGCTGCGGCCTTGTAGGCAGCTGCAGATGCCGAGACGGCGGTGCCATCCGCCTTGGTGTGGGCTGCGAAGCCGACAGACAAGGTGGTTGACGAACCTAACGCATCGTGAGCCAGCTGGCCCTGGAGGATGCGAGCGCCATCAGGCAGGGTGAACATTTCGATCACGTCGCCAGATGCCAGGCTCGAAGCCTCGTAGGTGCCGTGAGCAACGCGGACTTCACCGCCCAGCTCGTTGGCTTTCACGAAATCAGAAGGGTCGTCTTGAGTCAGCGTGGTTTGCTGCGTGCTATATACAGTAGCCATTTCTCATGCCCTCCCTATGCGCTCTCGTCACAATCGATTTGCACGACCTTAGCTTCTTCCATCCTGGTCGCACCAAAGGTGGCGCAATAGTAAACCTGGGTGGAGTAGCTCTTGTCGGAGCGCTCATCGATGCGTGACATGACATCCTTGCCGACGGCCAGCTTGATGCCGTCCTCGGCCCATGCAAAGCATGTGCGGATGTTGCCAGACTTGGCGAGGCGGGTGCTCATGTGGAACTGGAAGCCCATGAACGTGTTGATCTCACCCTGGACCAGAGCCTTGACCGTATTGAAGTCAGAGCTGGTTACAGAGGTGGTGTTCAACAGCGCCTCGATTTGATCCGGGCCCACAGCGATATGCCGAGGGATCGAAGGATCCACCGAACCATTGTCGAGGATCTTCTTTGCCTGGATCAGCTTTGCCACAGTCAGGTCAGCCGAGCCGTTGGCAATCTGGTTAGCGGCCAGCATCGAGGTGCTGGTCGAACCGGACTTGCCTGTCTTGGCGGTTCCTGTTGCGGCGGTGATGATGGCATCATCCATCGCCCGGCCCATCGCAGCAGCAGCTGCCTGAGCGTAGGTCGATGTCGGATCGATGAGCATCTTGACCTTATCGACATCATCGATCAGGTCAGCCCACTCATACGAATCCATCGTGACCATTCTGCGAGAATGGGGTGTCTCGACGACGGGGGTATCCCCGTGGCGCGAGGTGCGCTTCACAGCAGCTGCGGCTCCGACCTGGTCGAAGAAAGCCTTCTCGCCCGTGACGCTCTCCTCAGATACGCCGCCCCGAAGAATGGAGCCACGCTGCTGAGACAGGAGCTGGACGTTGGTCGAAAACTGCTGGGAAAACGCGGTGGTGATTTGAGCACTCATGTTGCTCTCCTTTCACACTAGCGTTTTGGTTGCTCGCTACCCGGCGACCGCCGGACGAAAGGTTCGTACAGTTTACGGCTGCGTCCGCCAGGGGCCTGGGGCTTGTCCTGGTTTTTGTGTCTGTGTTTGCAGGGGCCGGAGCTTGTCCTGCGTTACAGACTAGGCAAGGATGGCCGAGATCTTCTCTTCGATCTCGAGAGCCCTCCTGACCTGGAAGTCATGCTCTGGATGCCTGTTGTCCCAGTACGGGGTGCCAGGTGCGCGCAGCTGAGCCAGCTCTTCACGCATTTCGTCAGGCGTCTGTCCGCCTGTCATCTTCACCCCTTCGAGCGTGTCCTCCGACACTTTCTCATGGATGAAAGATCCGATGTTTGCCAGGAATCGGATGAAGGACGGGTGATCGCCCAGCATCGTGCCGTCCGGCATGGGTGTCTCTGCGAAGTCGAGCTCACCGAAAGTCTCGAGCGCTGCGTTGGCCAGGCCCAGCTGATCGTCATAGGCCTCGCCCCACTCGCGCTTGAGCTCGAGCTCGGTGTCCGCCTGGATCTGCTCGGTATGTGCCTGGTCCTGTCCGACCAGCTCGCCGAGCCGTCCGCCATAAGCGTCCATGATCTTCTGCGCCTGGGTGTTGTTGAGCCCGGCCTCATGGGCCACGCCCATAAACCACTGAACCACCCCGTCGTCTGGCTGCACGCCCTCTGGAGGGGTGTAGTTGATCTGGTAGCCGCTAGGGTCCTCTGGACGCCCGAGCTTGCTGTAGACGGCGTTCCAATCGTCAGCGGTGGACGATTTACCTGGAAGCGCAATCTTGTCAGCGCCGATCATGGATTGTGCATGGACAAAGCCCTTCGCCAGGCTGCCCACGTCTGCAATCGTTGAAAGAGATTTGTGATCCCGGATCTCCTCGGGGATCATTGAGCGCCAGTTGTCGCTGGTGCCAGACGGGGCTACCTCCTCGGTGGAGACCTCCGCTACCTGTTCTTCACTCATTCTGTGCCATTTCCTCTAGCTGTTTCTGGTCGCGCAGCATCGACTTGATGAACAGAACCACCGTGCGCTGCCCCTCACGGTAGGCTGTCTCGTTGGG